ATATGAGTACAGAACCTAAATATCTCCATCCGTCTGTAACTTCCAAGATTATTGACACGTCAAGTGTTGTGCTGACCGCTGCTGGTCTTAACAACATGTTTGTGGCTTTGGAAGCGGAGAAGGGTGCGCCTAATGAGGCTATGTATATTTCTAGCGCATCCCAATTTATCTTCACTCTTGGTGAACCTAACTTTGCGAAGTGGGGTCAGGCAGGAATGAATGCCATGAACTGGCTCCGTGCTGGTGGTGGCCTATGGGTAATTAGGGTTGTTCCTGATGATGAAACATTTGCTTCATTATCTCTTGGTATTGGTTACAATGATGCAGAAACCTATACCAATGATGAAGAGGAATACAAGAATTTAACCCTTACTTCTGACCAGGTCAAACTTTGGAATTTAGATGTTGCTGCCGAAGATGATAACCGCAAGTTTGTTCGTGGTCTCTCTACTGGAACGACAATTCCTGTTGAAAAATTCTATGCCGGTAAGACTGATAAAGAAACCGGTGCTATTCTGAGTGTTGAAAGCAAACTCGGAACTATGACTAAGGATGCCATTAGCCTTTACAATAGAGGTAATGGATTATCTGATGATAATGAAGCCGCTATGGAAGCTTTGGCTGTCAAGAAGGAAGTCACTGTTGACTTTGGTATGAGCTATGCTGATAATCTTCTTGCTAACGGTGCTAAGGCTCATCTTCGTGGTGAACAGAAATACGATACTTTCTCTGTTGGCAAGTATGCCAGAATGACGATCGCGGATTACAATCCTACAAACCAGACTGATACTGGTATCATTCGTCATTTCCCCGGTGAAGGTGCTCATGCTTCTGCGTACGAAGCTTTCTTTACTGCCGCTGACTATCAGTCATTCCTTATCTTAGTTGACCAGACCCCTGATATTATTGGCTGGGACGTTTCTACTAACAATGATACATTTACAGTTAACTATATTCTTCAGGCTTCTTCTGGTTTCGATGCTGCATATGAAACTGCTCCTGAAGACACCGCCGTTGTGGTTGGTAGCAATATTCTCTCTGTTCCTAAGTATGTTAAAGCTGTTTATGCTGTTACTGAAGACAGAGATTATGCTTCTATTGCTGAAGATATTAATGCTGCATTTACAGCTACTGCAATCGGTGATGTCTATGCTGAAACAAGTGGTGGATCAGTTGGTATTCAGGATGGCAATAACCAAGGCTTAACCGCTGGTTCTTCTGCCATTAGCCAGGAAGATCTTAATAAGCTTGGTACAATGGATCCGAGCCTTTATGGTCCATGCTATGAAAAGACCTTTGAAGATGCTAGCTACGCCTTCAAGAATCTTGGCTTGATAAATCAGAATCTCAAGCTTACCGTTATGAATTCTGAAGCTGAATGGCATTACTGCTATGAAGTCTTCTATGAAGATGGTACACCATATAAGACTGCTGCAATGACGAAGAACTATATTCGTTATTACAACTACAATGCTCCGTCTTATGCTCAGATTCGTGAAATTGAGGAAACTGATGTTCCGTCTACTGGTATTTACGAACGTGTAAAGACCTACAATGTCAACTATGCGTCCAATGGCGAACCTGTTTATGGGTTCTACATGACCAATGATGATATTGAAATCTTTAACGAAACTAAGTCAGAAGATAGAAAACCGGTTACTGCTAATGGTGAACTCACCAATGACACAGTCCTCGAATCTATGGTGAAGAACACTGAAACCATTTTCAATGAAACTGCTACAATTAGTTTCAATGCTAAGGGTAATGGTGCTGACTTCAACAAGGCTGTTAGAGCTTTGAGCTATCTTGCTCCGCTCTTTAAGTTCGAATCTTCTGAATCTGAAAAGGAAGGCTTTAAGAAGATTAAGGCTTCTTTGAAGGCTACAGATACATTTGCCGATGTTCAGATCAGAAATCTTGGACAGAAGTACAGAGAATCTATTATTGACGAAGAGACTAAGGGCTTCGCTGCATCTTCTACGGATGCTGATCTGCAGGCTATTGGTCTTTACAGCTCTGAAGAAGGTAATGCTCTTAATACAGATGCTGAATTCGTTATTGAAGGTATCGAAGTTCCTGAAGTGTTTGCAAAGCTGATTGAAAATGCCGCTAATCAGGATGTAATTATTCCTACTGGTGAGAACAACTATGCTGTTCCTGTTTGGAATATTGCTCCAGCTATTAGTGCTACATCTTCTGGTGATTCTTATAATCTCACCATTAAGCTCAGCTTCTACTCCACTGCAAATGGTGCTACACTCATTTCTTTGGATGACACTACTGAACTCATCTCCTTTAAGGCTATCTCTATTAGCGAATATGTTAAGAATCAGAACTATCAGGTTACTTATGAAGATTCTGGTTTCGTTCCTAATAGTGCCTACATTGAAAATACTTACAAGGCTATTGGCTTCTGCGCTACAGCTTTCACTGATCGTAGCAAGGACAATATCGCTCATGAAGGTGCAACTCCTGCTGACTTCAAGCGTGGATATGTCGTTGATGAAAATCGTGTGAATATTCAGACTGTTGATGCTGCAGATATGCGTCTGTCTAGCACTCGCTTTGTCGAATTTGCTAGATTCTTACCTAAGGGTTCTGGTCCTTGGTACAATAGACTTGCTGTATCGCTTACTTATGAAAATGCGTACAATAATACTTATCCTGATTGGAGTATGTTTACTCTCTCCGTGATTGAGAAGAGCAATACTTCTGAAATTGTGCGTGAATCCTTTGATGTGGCTCTTGATCCAGATGCTATTTCTGGTACCAAGGAAAGCTTGTTCATTGAAGATGTGGTCAACCGTTATTCTTCTTACCTGACCTGTGTTGCCAACTATGATAATCTCCAGAACTTCATTGATACGAAGCTCAAGATTACAGATGCTAATGGTGATGCCGTTAAGGATGAAGATGGTAATGAAATTGTGCCGAACACCGATAAGGTTATTAAGTACATTTTCAACCAGATTACTCTTGATGAACTGAATGCAGCTACCTTTGGCGATAATTATAAGGAAACTGATTTTGTAGATGTTGCATATACAGACCTTATGTCCGCTATTGGTTATGATGCACAGCTTTGCCATCTGGATACTAGTTTGACTGACTCTACTGGTGAAGTTATTTATAACGATCCGTTTGTTTCTGAATTCTACTACAACACCGTCGATTCGAACGCTGTGTTCTATCTGGCTGGTGGTTCTAGAGGTAATGGTTGGGGTTATGAAACCATCGATCCTGAAACAGATGAAATTATCACCAATTCTACGCTAACTCAGGCTTTGACTCGTGCTTATAATGGTACAACAGATCCTATCGTCACCAATACACAGACTTGTGTGTTTGATGTCATGCTGGATGCGAACTATGATATCACGGTTAAGAATGCCATGAGCGATCTTGCTGCTCTTACAAGAGGTGATTGTGTCACTATTCTTGATATGAACCATGATTGTGCAAATGCTTCTCAAGCTGTTGCTAAGCGTAAAGATCAGATGCAATATAATACTTACTTTACGTCTATCTTCTCTCAGACTCTTGGAATCAATGATGAATGGACAGGTAAGCCTGTGCGTGTTACGCCGACTTTCTTCCTTGCTACTAAGATTCCTCAGAACGATGCTGCTTATACAGAAATCTATAACTTTGTTGGTCCTCGTCGTGGTACAATTGCGGGCTTCCGCGATGTATCTTGGCTCCCGACCGAACCTGAAAAGACTGAACTGTATAAGAATCAGATCAACTACATTGAACAAGACACTCAGGCGACCATGTTCGCTACGGAAAATACTTCACAGAAGATTACTTCTCCGTTGTCTATGATTCATGCTGTTCGTTCGCTTCTGAAGCTTAAGAGACAGATGGAACAGGAAGCACGTAATTATCGTATGGAATTCTCTACGGATGACATTCGTGGTCATCTCCAGGAAGCTCTTAATAATATTGCCAATAATAAGGTGCTTGCTGGTGGTTATGAATACATCAGCCCGGTTGTCTCTGCTTCTGCATATGATAGACAACAGAAGATCTGTAGAGTTAAGGTTGATTTAGCCTTCATCGACATCATGGAACGCTTTGTGTTCGAATTTGTCGTGAATAGAGCTAGCTAATCTGAACGGAAATTGGGGATAGGATCTTGAGAGATCCTGATCCTATCCCCTTCTTTTAACTTTCACAAAAAGGAAAATTTATGCCTACATCTTTAGGAAAAGGTACACTTTTCGGTCTTACCCGTGTGGCAGCTTCCGGACAGACTTTCGCTGTGGCTAATACCGAAAACGTCGATACTGGTACTTTCTATACGGGTTCTTTTAATACAAAGACCCTCCCTATGGATCCACTTGTTAATGGTTTTGCTTTTATTAAGTGGATTGTTTTACCGAAATGGTTTAGAGAAAAGTTCCCTTGGTTCGCCGGGATTACTGAAAAGAATCTTAAGTCATTCCAAGGTAACGATGATATTGAAATCTCTCCTGTGTCTGTACAGGTAGGTTTCACCTCTAATGAATCTCAGTTTGCTGGCATTATGGGTTCTAAGGGTACTGGCTTCACAATGTCGCACAATGAATTCTCTGGTTCTCCAGTGACTGGTGCTTATAACTACTGGGTGTCGTCAATTCGTGACCCTCACTCTGGTTATGCTCCGTATTGTGCTGAACATGGTGTTGACTATTCTGCCCGTAACCATACTGGCGAATTGCTTTATGTTGTCTTAAAGCCTTCTGCTGGTAAGGTTGGTACAACTGCTCGTGATATCTCTCTTGATATTGAAGATGCAACGTACTACACCAATGTTATGCCGCTTAAGATTCAGAGAAACCATCTTAACTATTCTCAGGGTACGCAGGAAGCTGTTCAGGTCGAACAGAGCTTTGCAGCAGACCGTTGGTTTGGTGCTGGTGTTCTCGACTATGCTGCCAGTGTGCTTAGTAGCTTTGCCTCGATTCAG